TTATGAGATTACTGATAACGAGAGACCAGATCAACTAAGTGCTAGATATTACGAAGATCAGTATAAAAGCTGGATCATTTACATTGTTAATAAAATAGTAGATCCATATTATGAGTGGTATTTACACGAAAGAGAAATGGTTGATTTTCTAGATAAGAAATATGGTTCGTATTATAACGCTCAAACTAAAGTCAAACATTATATGAACAATTGGGCGGACAGCGATCAAATAACAATTGGTGGATACAATGCGTTGACCGTTGGACAACAAAGGTATTGGGAGCCTGTAATCGGTACCAATGGCAAAACTATGTCATATAAAAGAAAACAAATAGACTGGAAAACTAATACAAATAAAATTGTACAATATAATGTTAGTAATACCTCATTTATCAAAGACGAAATTTGTTATATCAATTTTGATACTGAAAACTATGGTAGAGGTCAGGTATTATCAGTATCTAATAATTTAGTTTCTATATGTCATGTCAGTGGAGTCTATAAAAATAGCGCAGAAGTTTCTATAACTTCAAACAGCTATATCTATGGTTCTGAAAGTTCAGTGAATACAGTCTTTACTACTTCAACTGTAGTTTCTTCAAATATACCTGTGGATGAAGAAATATATTGGAAGCCAATTACTTATTTGCAATATGAAGAGGATAAAAATGAATTTAATAAAACTATCAGAATTTTGGATAGTAGATTGAAACAAGTAGCAGTTGACAACTTAACAGATTTATTGAGCGAATAACATGGCTGCTGGCGATATTAAGATATCCAATGTTAAAATAGGAAATATGGAACTAACCAAGGACAAAAAGGTCTCATTGGTTGGATTCAACGTATATGAAGATATATTGAACCCATATGGTCCTGTTGGAGAGGTCAGAGTTATGGACCCATCCGATTCATTGGGCCAAAACAGAATCAACGGTTCTTATGATCAGGACGTTGAAATAAGATTTTCAGGAGATGATAGTATTTTTAGTGCCGGTGGCGGTGGCAATTTCAAATTCAAAATGTTCCAAAATAAAAATCTTAACGACCAATCACAAAACAATTTCGGTTCAGGTCACCACAAACAATATGATATTAGGTGTGTTTCTCCAGAATTTTTAAATGCTCAGGGTAATCATATTGAAAAAAGTTTCAAAGGCAAAACAAGCGAAGTTGTTGAACATATCCTTAAAGAAGGATTTAAGACCAAAAGAAAAATAGAAAAAGCTGACACTAAAGGAAATCGTAGAATTGTTATTCCTAAAATGCATCCTTTAGATGCATTGAAAAAAATGAACACGGAACATGTTTCAGAGAAATATGAATCTTCTACATTTGCTCTTTTTCAACAGGGAGACAGTAATGGTGAACACAAATATGTATTCAAAACATTTGAAGAATTATTCGAGAAGTCTCCAGTAGTCAAATTAAGACAAACTACAAATCTAAATTTTTCTAAGGCAAATCAACAAGACAGACAAAATTCTATAATGTGGTTTAAACCATCAAAGAACTTTGATGCTGGCCCAAGAGCATTGGATAAAACCGAAGAGTATGCTGTAGATTTAACAACTCATAAGGTTGTTGCAACAAACACACAAAAACGAAATAAATTTAAGTTTGCTGACAATCAAGGAGTTTATGACAGTTCTCCTTCTTATGCTAAATCTGCTCCTGTAAGATATATACATGATAAAGCGAATAACAAAGATAAACATACAACTTCTGAGGCCAAAACAAAAAGAGCAGCATTTTTGGCTCATTTAGCGCAGAACTCAGCAGAATTAGAAGTTTACTATAACCCTAAAATTACTTTAGGATCTATGGTTGAACTGGACATACCTAAGAAATCTAATAGCAATTGGGAAGAAGGTGAATCTCAGTTTAATGGAAAATGTCTAGTGGTTGCTATAAGAACAAAGTATAGGGTTGCGGCAGAACCACCAAACTGCACAATGATATTAAGAGTTGTTAAGGCGTCGTTCAAACGTGGCGGTGGAGGTCAGGGATAATGTTTTATATTGCAGAAGTTAGAAATTTTGAAGATGATCCTACTAAATCAGGTCGTGTTAAAGTCAGAATTTATAACGAACATAATGATGAACAAGCAATCAAAGACGAAGAACTTCCATGGGCTATGGTAGTACAACCTATAACATCAGCTGCAACGTCAAGAATTGGAGTTTCGCCTTCAGGATTAAAAGTGGGCTCTAGAGTATTAGTTACATATTTACCTCATGATACTGCTATGCAATATCCTATTGTTCTTGGTTCTTTGGCTCGTGGTGATATGCCAGAGGGTCACGAAGATAGTAATGGCGGCGTAGGTCAACAATCACAAGAAGCTCAAAGAAATTCTGGAGGTAAAATTAAGAAACCTGGTATTGATAATCCTGCTTGGACAAGGAAAAGTAATTAATGGCAGAAAAGGCTTTTGAGAACAATAACAAAACAGTTAGTCCGAATCATCAGACATTAGGTGGTAAAAAACCTAAGATTAATGCTGAAGTAAAATATGCTGACGCTCCTGCAGTAAAGCCAGATGATTCTAAAACATTATCTGACGCTCGAGATAAATTTGCTCCAAATGCGGATAAGCCAACTTCTGCTTCGGCTGATAAAGGTCAAACTGATCTACCTCAATTGATGAAAAAGGTTGATCCGCAAGGAAAAGCGCAAGTTTTGCCTCAAATGTATCAGCAATTAATGCAGATGTCAAATATTTTAGGCATGGGCAGCGGCATGATGGGCGGCATGGGCGCTGGTGGTTCAGGACAAAATACACCACAAGGTATTCTACAAAATAGTGACCCAATACCTGCAGGTATAGTTACTGTAATTAACGATTCGTTTACTGGCGCTCTTGCAATTTTGTCTCTCAGATATGGGTTTGAGAGAGTCATTTTGGTATTTACTACTTTATTAGATAAAGGCGGTATAGATAGAATTGATGATAGGTTTCAGGATATCGTTAAGAATGGTATAGCAAATTTAATTAAAGTTGCTTTGTATTATGGGCCATTGAATATTCCTGTTTCAGTTTATGATGAAACAATTTATGGCGACATTGTACCAGAACCTTTAGTTTCTTTAAGTAATGTGCCAGATGGATACAATAAACAATATTATGAAATTGCTGACGATCCATATCCCGGATACATAGAATGGTTATCACCAGACAAAACTGAAAAAGTTTATACCAGGAGACCGCCTGGTTCGTTTGTTTACACAACGCCAAATGAAGAGACATATTCAGTTTCTGAATTAGAAATCGCTGCCGATCTTAAGCCATACATTCAGATACAAATACCACAGCCATTATTGACGACTGATATATTAAATGAGATATTGGCCAAACAAGTTGTCAATGTAGAGGAAAATATTACCAACAATAATATTGGTAACAACTCAAGTCAAAATAATAATAGCAGTGGTGGTGGGAATATGGGAGGTCAATTGCAATCTCTTATGCAAATGTTGCTCTCACAACAGCTACCAAAATCTGTATTGAATCAAGGCGATGTACAAAAAACAATGAATCAATTTACTAAAGATATGTCATTCAATAATCAGTTGTTTGAATTAGGTAACCAAGCTATGGGCGGAGGAATGGGCGGCGGTCTCGGTTCTCTAGGTAACATGGGTGGTATTTCAAATATCATGAGCGGTTTCAATTCCGGTGGCGGTGGTATTTCAGGAGTGCTCGGTAATCTTGGTGGTGGTAATTTATTAGGAAGTTTTGGTGGTTTTGGTGGTGGATCAGGCGGAGGTGGCGGAGGTGCTGGTAGTGGATTCCCTGGCGCTTCTGGTGGCGGATTTTATACTGGTGGAGATGTTACTGATACTGGTAAGAAAAATATTGCTCAGATGTTAACATTATTAGGTATAAGTTAATGGTAGATCATAATAAAAAAGTTCCAAAATCAGCACTAGACGAAAACGAGATTGAACCAAAATATGGTTATGTTCATGGAGAATGGGACGCACTTGGCGGACACCATTTAGTATATCGTAATCCAGAAGAACACGAAAAATCATATTCAGAGTCATTAACTCCCAGTGGAAGTTACCAGATAACTCATCATGATCAAAAGAAAAAAGAGATACACACAGCAGTAAATCCTGGAGAACATAGAGCTTATGTTGGTGGTGGTAAATCAATTCAAGTAGACGGTCATTTCGATCACAATGGTGAAAAAACTGGTAGAATGGAACACGGTGATGATTTTGGTCAAACTACTGGTAAAAATTACTATAGAGGAACTGGCAAAAAAGAATTCAAAATGTCTGGAGATTCCAGATATAATGGTGTTCAAAAAGGTTCGGCTCCTGTTCATTGTAATGTTGATGCAGGAACAAATAGAAATAGAGTGAAAGGCGATAGGTTTCACGCCACAGAAGGCGATTATGTTTCTATGGGCGAGAAGAAAAAAATTGAAGTCTTTCAAAAAGACGTTTCAATGTATGCAGGTGCCAATCATGATGTATTCGTTAAAGAAAAAGGTAAAATAGAAACAGGTAGCACGATGTTAGTGCAGACCGGATCTACAGCTACTGTAAATTCTGCCTCTGACGCTCTTGTTAAAGCAGCAACAGAAATTACAGTGGATGCTGGTTCTAAGATAACTTTAAAAGTCGGTGGTTCTAGTATTGTCATTGAAAGCGGTTCTATTACTATCAAGTCCGCAAGTATTAAGTTTGAACAAGGTTAAATAGTTAGATGGCTCAAGCACATAGACAAGACGATCAGAGATCTTGTGGGGCTACTACAATAGTTAGTGGTCAAAGTTTTGTTACTATTGACGGTAAATTATGGGCTGTAGAGAATGATCAAAATACTCATGGCGCTGGCGGTTTGATTGCTAGTAAATCGTATATTACGATTGGTGGTAAAAAGATTATAGTTGTGAATGATAGTGCTAATCAAGATAATTTATGTCCAACGGCTGGAGGAGAACATTGTAATCCAAAGGCTTCATCCGGAAGTAGCTTAGTAGACGTAGGATAAAAATGGCATTAACAAGAGCAGATACCTTCACAGGTTCTAAAAAACAAATTGAATATTTTTCAGACTTTTTGACTAGTTTTGCAAAAACACCAATTGGAAATCAATTGGCTAGAGTAACAAACGAACAAGCTGTCGTGCAGTCTTTGAAAAATCTTATAAGAACAAATTTGGGCGAAAGATTGTTTCAGCCTACAGTTGGTTCTGACGTTATGGCAACTTTATTTGAGTTGAACACAGACGAGGCTAGGGATTCATTAGAATTATTCATCAATAACACTGTTGAGAACAATGAACCTAGAGTCAATCTAGTACAAACCATAGTGAATACCGATAATATTAATGAAAATCAAATTGAGATAACTTTGATTTATAACTTAATAAATAATCCAACAGAGTTAACTCTTAATTTAGTACTAAAAAGAGTCCGATAAATGGCAAATAGTTCACTCAATCTTTCGTCTCTAGATTTTGACACCCTTAAAGATAATTTTAAGGAATTTCTAAAAACACAATCAGCATTCAAAGATTATAATTTTGATGGTTCGAATATTAACGTTCTCCTAGACGTTATGTCTTATAATTCATATTTAAATTCGTTTTATTTAAATATGATTGCATCAGAGATGTTCTTAGATTCAGCTCAAAAAATAGACTCTGTTATTTCTCATGCAAAAGAATTAAATTACACGCCCAGAAGTTCTCATTCTGCTGTTGCTAATATCACTTTTACTGTGGAAACTAGCGGATTTACATCAAATAAATTAACGATTCCCAAAGGGACCAGATTCACTGGTTTTAATTCTAACGGAACATATACCTTCGTTACAGATCTTTCACAGACTTTTGTTTCTTCTAATAATACTTATTTGGTAGAAAACATCCAAATAAATGAAGGCACATATTTTACTGATTCTTTTGTTTTAGATTACGAAATTGAAAATCAAAGATTTATACTTTCTAACGAAAACATTGATATTGAAAGTATTACAGTAAATGTCTCGGAAAATGGAGTTAATACTGATTACACTTTTGCAACCACTTTGTTTGGTTTAAGTGACGCCTCTACCGTTTATTTTATTCAGGCAGTCGAAGGCGGTAGATATGAAATTAGATTTGGTGATGGATTATTTGGAAAAAAACCAATAAACGGAGCTACGGTTGTTGTTGAATATATTGTAACAAATGGTTCAGATGGTAATGGTGTTGAAAATTTTGCATTAACAGATAATCTTGGTCCTGGTAATGGCGGCGAAGCTACTGCTTCGGAAATCACAGTTATTACTAGTTCTATACAAGGCGCAAATCAAGAAACTATAGAAGACATAAAATTTAATGCTCCTAGATATTTTGCCGCTCAACAAAGAGCAGTTTCTATAGATGATTATTACTCACTAGTGCGTGCCAAATTTGGTGGAGCTGTTGACGATGTTATTATCTATGGTGGGCAAGATTTAGAACCAAAACTATACGGAAGAGTTATTGTTTCAGTAAAACCAACCGCATCTGTTACTGCATCTTCATTATTAAAAAATGATATCGTAAATTATTTACAAGATTTTATCGCTCTACCAAATAGAGTCATAGTAACTGATCCTGATTATTTTTATATTGATGTATCTTCTACAGTTCAATTTAATTCTAAACTGACAACAAAATATTCTACTGAAATTAAAAGTATGATATTGGATGGTATTATTAATTTTAGTAGAGATCATTTAGAAAAATTTGGCAACGATTTTAGATATAGCAGATTCGTTACTCGTATCGATTCATTAGATCAGAGTATAACAAGTAATGATACACGAGTAAAAATAATCAAAAGATTGACCCCTAAATTATTATTTGCTACTTCTTTTGATGTCCGTTTCAATAATGGAGCTGAACAAGAAGGTTTATATGATGGTGTAGCATATCCAGATCAAAGAGTTTTAACTAGCACAGGATTTTCATACGTTGACGAAGAAGATAATATCTATCCTAACTGTTATTTAGAAGACGACGCTCTTGGTAATGTATTAGTATATACGTTTTTGAAAGGTATCAAAACTATCTTAAAAACAAATATTGGAATCATAAATTATGAAACTGGTGCAGTATCGATAACCAATCTTAAAACTTCTTATTATAATAGTTACATAGAGTTATCTTTAACTACTAAAAATAAAGATATCATTGCATCTAAAAACATGGTTCTTTTAATTGACCCTGTTGACGTTAACATAGACATCATAGAAACAATAAGATAAAATGGATCCAAAAATAGAAAAAACGATATCTAATTTCGTTCAGAATCAGTTTCCGCAATTCTATCAAGAGGAAGGCGAAAATTTTATTCTGTTTGTCAAAACATATTTTGAATGGATGGAAACTGAAGGTCAGCCTATCAGAGAGGCTAGACAATTATTTGAATATAGAGATATTGATACAACTATTGAAAGATTTTTAGAATATTTTCAGAAAAAATATTTATACGGAATACCATTCAACATTATTGCCAATAAAAGATTTTTGTTAAAACATATACTTAATGTATATCGTTCTAAAGGTACAATACAAGGTTATAAACTATTATTCAGATTGATATATAATGAAGACGTAGACGTTTATCTGCCCGGTAAAGATGTTCTTAGGGTATCTGATGGTAAATGGGTGGAACCAAAATATTTGGAATTATCTTGGAGTCCAATTTTAGATTCGTTAATTGGTAAAACAATATATGGAGTATCTTCTGGAACTTCGGCTGTAGTTGAACGAATTGTAAAAGAACGTTTTAACAAAGACGAAATATATGTAATGTATATTAATGATGTTGGTCCCAAAGGCGGAGATTTCATCGTTTCTGAAAAAATTGTTGATAACCAATTCAAATCTAATTCTGAATTGGTTAGTTTATCGCCTACAGTTTTGGGTTCTTTGGACAGACTTGATGTTTTCAATAGTGGTAACTCGTTTAATGTTGGCGACGTTCTTAAAATTGCATACAAAGATTTAGATACAAATGAAATAGATTCATTTGGCGATCAAGGTTTGATTGTAGTTACTTCACTATTTCGTGGATTCGGATCGCTCAACTTTAACATCAGAAATGGTGGTTTCGGGTTTACTGCTAATGCTGCTATTTTCTTATATAAAAACATACTAGATCAAACTGGTCAGGGCGCAAGTTTTAATATTAAAATAGCCGACGTTAGAAGATTAACATATAATACAGATCTATTTTTAGATTTTATGGATCTTCAATTAGACGAAATATACGGTTTCAGTAAATATCAAAACGCAAATTCGGCTTCTACACTGGACGAATGTTTTTCCTACGATACAAATGATTTTGGTAGAATAGCGGCGCTAACAAACGTTTTAACTGGTAATGGTTATATTGCTCCTGCTAATGTTTTTATTCGTTCTACTTATAGATCTAAAAATATTCCGGGAAGATTGACTTGGTACAACAGTAACGATTTTATTAACGCTTACTCCACGGACGTCTATGTTAATACCTCATTTATCAGTAATAACGTTATTCTTATAGCAAACGCTGTTAAACATTATGATACAAACGCATACGTAGATTATATTGTACCAGCAGGAAATACTGCTATTAATGGTTTGACTGCTAATACAAGATATTATGTGAAAACTACTAATACGTTAGGTATTACATTAAGCGCCACTCAAGGCGGAACGACTTTAAATATTAATACAGCTGTCACTAGTAATACCACTGAAAGACATTCTTTCATAACAAAGGCTCTTACAAAAAGTTTTTTTGCTAACACTACCTCTGTAAATAATGCAAGCTATTCTATCCTAGTAACAGATGCTAATACTTATTTTTACCCAGACGATTATGTATATTATCTTGTCCCTGCAGGCAATACTGGGTTACTTGGTATTACACCAAATAGTTTTTATTATGTAGAAAGCTCGAACTCTACAGCTATAACATTGAGCGATACATTCACAGGCAATTCAGATCCAATTGAAATTGCAACAGATGTTATATTGGCTGGAGAAACGCATTATCTATTAAATGACACTACTAGAAATATTTACCCATACGTAAACGGTTATTCTACACAAGTTTATGCTAATACATTTTCAATTAATAATACTAGTTATGCAATCAAAATAGCAAACGCTGATATATATTTTTCTGTTAATGATAGAGTTTATTATGACGTTCCTGTTGGTAATACCGCCATAGCTAATTTAAGAGCAAATTCTGTTGTTTACATCAAAACTTCTAATTCGTCAGCAATTACTCTGAGTAACACTGCTGGCGGTCCAGTAATGCAAATTTACACCAGTTCTTCTGGAGCAGCAGAAACACATACTATTAAAACTGCTAAATTTAGTAAATATTTCGCAAATGATGACGTTATATATCTACAATCAGACAGCACAAATGCTAATACTTTGGAATTGGCAGTTATTAGAAATATAATAAGCGATGTATCGATACAGCTGTACGGGTTCACTAACAGCAGCTCTACGAGTAATTCTCTTTATGGAAGAGCTGTTGTTATTATGCCTTCTCAGTTTGATGTTTCAGAGTTTACAGGCAGAAATAAAATTACAGGTAATTCTGATATTTTCAGTATTCTTTCTTATACATATAGTACCTTAGATTATACCAATTTAGCTAATATTATGAAAAGGCTAGATGGTACCATAAATGGTATAAATGATAATATCGAAGCTCTAAATTCTAGTGGTAATAATATTGTAGAAAATGTTTCAGCGATCAATTCTGGTAAGGCTTATGTTGAAGGCGAATCAGTACGAGCTTATCGTTATGGTATTTTGCAAGTACCCACTGTTGCAAAAGGTGGAACAGGTTATGTCAATGGTGACACAATCATATTCAGCGGCGGTGTTACTGAAACACCTGCCAGAGGCTCAATTCTGACAAATTCTCAAGGCAATGTAGTTTCTGTTAATACAGCAGAAGGAGCTTGGTATGGCGGTGTAGGTTATAATTCACTACCAGAAATAAGTATTAGATCAGCGAATAATTTAGCAAATGGCGCCGTTTTAACCACAAATTATATCCCATTTGATACAGCCAATGAAATCAGAGGATTAGTGAGAAAAAGCGGAATAGGTAGAGGATTGGGTTATTGGGCGACTACTGATGGACTTTTGAATTCGGATAAGGTCATTCAAGATAGTTATTATTATCAGGATTATTCTTATGAATTGAGAACTGCACTTAGTCTAGAAACATACAAAGACGTATTTTACTCTACTTTTCACACAGCAGGTTCGGCTCTGTTTGGTAAATATGAATTACAACCTTTTGTGATGGCAAGTAACATAGAGTTAAATATCGATACTCTCGCTAATACGGCTTGGCCGCTTTGGCTAACTTGTGATATCGCAGACCCAAGAATTAGAGCGGACGTGTATC